TCCCCTATACTTCTAACCCTTTTTGTGCTATACTGCACTCAAGATATAAGGTTGCGCATCTCTATAGCCGCAACCTTTTTTAGATTCTGAACTGAGGCGCATCGTATGTTGCCTAGTACTTTGTGTGCGGTTCGTGATACCGCATCTTATATCCCGGCGTGCCAACCTACATTGGTACGTCTCAGCTTTGAATCTAAGTTTTATCAATCGCATGGAGCAAAGCAGATGGGCAGACCAACAGTAATGACCCCCGAGGTAATAGCCAAGTTAGAGGAGGCTTTTGCTTGGGGGTGCACTGACATAGAAGCGTGTTTATGGGCTGATATAGCCCCTGCAACGCTCTACCAATACCAAGAGAAGAACCCAGAGTTTACGGAGCGAAAAGAGGAACTCAAGGAAACACCCATTATGCTAGCCCGACAGAGCGTGCTGAGAGGCATGAAGAATAACCCAGAACTAGCCCTGAAGTTCCTAGAGCGTAAGGCAAAGAAAGAGTTTAGCCTACGTAGTGAGCTTACGGGGGCTGACGGTAAAGACCTACCAACACCAATCTTAGGCGGGTTGGCCAAAGATGTTCCAACTGACGACAGCAACTAAGCGACTATCTAAGCTGAAGAAGCGTATACGCCTAGTACCCGGTGGAACTAGTGCTGGTAAGACCATATCCATTGAACAGTTGTTAATTGACGATGCTCAGAGTGACACGAAGCCAACGCTCACTAGTATTGTCAGTGAATCATTCCCCCACCTGAAGAAAGGCGCCATCCGGGACTTCAAGAACATTATGATGGAGCACGGCTACTGGAAGGATGACAGGTGGAATGCTACAGACTCCTTTTACACCTTAGAGACAGGAAGTGTTATTGAGTTCTTTAGTGCTGATCAACCAGCTAAGGTGCGTGGCCCAAGGCGTGACAGACTATTCGTTAATGAGTGCAACAACATACCGTACGAGACCTGGGACCAGTTGCTTGTCCGTACCAAGCAATATGCATGGGGAGACTGGAACCCTACGACTGAATTCTGGGCATACACGGAGCTAATCGGCAGGCGTAATGATGTGGATGTGTGTACGCTCACATATAAGGATAACGAAGCCCTAGACCCGGCCATTGTCGCTGAAATCGAATCCCACAAGGATAACAAGAACTGGTGGAAGGTATATGGTGAGGGTCAATTAGGTGAAGTGGAAGGTCGGATATACAGAGACTGGAACATCGTAGACGACATACCCCACATGGCGCGTTTGGAGCGTCGTGGGCTGGATTTTGGTTACTCGCAAGACCCTGCTGCGATTGTGGATGTGTATTACTACGATGGCGGGTACATCTTAGATGAGCAACTCTACCAAAAGGGCATGCACAACTCTGCTCTAGCTGACTTTATAAAGAACCTCTCGAACCCACACACTCTTGTAATCGCGGATAGTGCCGAACCAAAGTCTATCGATGAGATGAAGATGTACGGTGTTAACGTCTTACCTACTACTAAAGGAGCCGGAAGCGTCACGCAAAGCATTAACTTCGTACAGGGTAAACGTATATCCATGACCAAACGGAGCGTGAATCTTATACGAGAGTACCGGAACTATCTTTGGAAGACTGACAAGGACGGTCGGATATTGGCTGTGCCGGAAGAGGGCAACGATCACGCATTAGACGCTGCGAGGTATGCTATTCAGTCACTGAACACCAATACGTCTGTTACGCCCCATAAACCCAAGAACATGCTACGGAGGAAATACGCCCATGCATAGGTAAGCGATCGATCCGGGCGCTGGGGTAACTAATACAAAGTTCCATGTCCAGCCAGCGCCCAGACCGGCAGCTTACCTATTTATGAACTATCTCTATTGTAGTATAATCTGCGTTAGGACATGGGACGCGAGTCAAATGCGTGCCCAAAACTCAATCTCCTAAAAAAGACACAAAAACAGCGTCGTCTGACACGACGCTTGATGATGTCTTAAAAGACTTTAAAGCGTCATGGGAATATGCCTCCAGCTCTTGGCATGCCCGTTGGCGAGACAACATCGCTCTCTACAACAACCAGCGTGTAAAGCGTGGTTATGACGGTATTACTGATACTTTCGTGCCGATGGCGTTTTCTACCGTGGAAACGCTTACGTCGGCGCTTTTTGGTACTAAGCCTAAGTACGATTTTCTACCTCCACACGAGAAGCAAGACCAAAACACCGACATATTAAACGGTCTATTGGATTACTACTGGGACAAAGACCAGTGGAGCCTAAAGAACGTCAACACCGGCCGCACCATGCTCAAACTTGGTACAGCCGTGGATTATTACTGCTGGGACAAAGATCACCCGGTTAAGATCAACGTCCCTATCCGTGACTTCTTTATCGACCCTACCGCTACGAGTCTTGAAGACGCTCGCTACATGGGGCGCAGGTACTTGACTACCGTATCCGACCTTAAATCATTTGAGGTAGTTGACCCTGCTACCGGCGAAATGAAGCCGAAGTACACGAACCTAGATAAGATCACCGCCTACAAACAGGGTGACAACACTGACAAACAAGAAAAAGACATGTGGTACGGCTCCACCATGCCGAACCCCGAAGATGATCAGGTTGAGGTAATCGAGCGCTGGACGAAAGACAAATGTATATCCATCGCCAACCGCTGCGCTGTTATCGAAGACGCCGAGAATTATTACAAGGCGCAAGGCAAAGCCCAGGGCAATGAATACGCCGAGGGTCTCATGCCATTCAATGACGCCCGCGACTACGTGGATGAATCCCTATTTTATGCAAAGGGTGAGATTGACTTTATTGCCGATCAGCAAGAGTTACTCAATGACCTTACAAACCAGTATGTAGATGCCATTACTTACACGCTAAACCCCATGTTCTGGCTCGACCCTGCATATGCAGATAACGTTGGTGACGTAGAGAACCTACCGGGCGCAGTTTATCCATACCAAGTGAACCGAGTCGATCTAGGAACAGTCTCACCGGACGCCTTTAACGAGCGTCTGAACATCAAGAATGAGATGCGTGAGACTACCGCATCTAACGAGATAGTAAAAGGTGCAGCTACCGAGGGCGGAAAAACCACCGCTACTGAGATCAACGCCCAGATAGCTGGTGCTGGTCAGCGTATTGGCCTGAAAGTCACTCAACTAGAGAACGGCTACTTCCACCGTGAGGCACGGATTGTCTTTGCAATGGTGCGTTTGTATGTCACCGAGCCTATGGCCGTGAGGATTATTGGTAAAGACGGTGCAAGGTGGGAAGATTTCAACCCAGAAGACTTCAAAGATGGTGATTACGAGCCACGGGTACAGTTAGACATCACCCTACAGCAGAAGAAACAGCAGCAAGCCGCTGATGCTAAAGAACTTCTGGGTGCTTTCTTAGGCGATCCTGACGTAAACCAGCAGGAGCTTAAGAAATTAGTACTATCGCGCTCATTCGACCTTGAACCGGATGAGGTTGAGGCGCTGATTAACCCATTGCCATCTATGGGAGCACCACTACCCGATCTTGGCATGATGCCACAGCCCCCAGAAATGCCACAACCAGCCCTACACCCCGCCGCAGCAGCCTTTGCACCACCTGCCCCGCAACCAACTGATGTGCTTCCGGGAGTAGGGCTGTGAACCTAGAGAGAAAACGTTCTGCATATCGTGAGTTCTTCCAAAAGAGCGAGGGTGGCCAGAGTTTTGTTGCTGAATTGGAGCGTTTGATTGTGAGTAACCACGAAAAGGCCGAGCAAGACCCCGCACTATCCCGTGATTACGTCCAACGTGCAGCCGGCATACGGGAGATCCTGACGCATATAAAGAGTGTGACGACCGAAGTAAAGAAAGGAGGTCGAGCCTTATAGTCACGTATCCATAGAGGAGGGTGTATTCAGTGTTAATTAACTACTCGACCCAGTGTTAATTATCGCCCTCCCCTATGGGCATGGGACCGACAGAAAGGTAAACGATGGACGACAACTCCACTACCGAAGAAGTCACCCAAACAACTGGCGCTACTGAAGCACTACCAGTTCAAGGCGACCAAACTTCGGCGGAAACTCAGACCACCGAACAGCCGAGTGAAGCGTCAGAGGGCGAGCAAGAAAGCTCATTACCCGAAGCAGACGACAAACTCAAGAACTTTGCTAAAGCTCAGGGCATTGAGGATTTATCCGAACTGTCCGAGCGGGAGCTGAGGTTACTTAAGGTAGCCAAAGACAACCAGGCAGAGTTCCAGCGTAACCGCCAGAAGGCGAGCGAGTTAGAGAAAAGCATTGGTGCTGTCTCTGATGAGTACGCCGAGGAAGCGGCAGCACAGACGGGTGAAAACCCTGAGGTTCTGAAACGGCTCCAGCGCATGGAAGTCAAAGATGCAGTACGTGAGTTCTGGGACTCGAACCCCGACGCTCAGCAGTACGAACAGAAAATGGTTGAAATATTGCAACAGAGGCCACACCTAGCAGGCGATCTCGAATCCCTGTATGCGGTGGCTCGAATGCAAGCTGGTGGCGTAGACGCTGCGAAGTCCCAAGGCAAACGAGAAGCTCTCGAAAGCCTAGCCCAAAAACAACAGGCAGCAGTGCCAAAGGGTAATGCAACGAATAGCTCGGATATGACCGGCTCGAAGATTACCCCGCAAAACGTTAATCAGATGGTTTCTAGTATGTCCGTTGAGGAATACAAACGACGACTCCCTGAGATTAACGCCGCATTAGCTGGCCATTAACACTTAAAACTCAAGGAATCACACTATGACAGTTGTTACCGGAGCCTATGGTTCAGGCAAAGTGAACATCGGTACGACCGCTTCTGACGCTTTCGCGCCGGACGTATGGTCTAAAGAAGTACTGATGTTTGTTAAGTCTAACCTCGTGCTCTTACCCCTAATCAAGCACTACGACGCTGACGTTAAGTCTAGCGGTCAGACTTTGGAAATCCCGAACGTATCTGCGATCTCGGCAAACCTAAAGGCTGAAAATACCGTAGTCACCCTGAACTACAACACAGAAAGCAAAACCACCATCACGCTGAACAAGCATTACGAAAGCTCATTCATCGTTGAGGACATCGCCGCTACTCAAGCTCAGTCAAACCTGCGTACCGACTACACTCAAGCAGCCGCTTACGCAATTGCTGAGAAGATCGATAGCGACCTTGCCACTAACATGACAAGCACTTGGAAGACTGCATCTCAGGCTTACGGCGCTTACGGCACCGCAATCTCTGACACGCTGATTCTTGCTGTCAACCGCTACCTAAGCGAGAACAAAGCACCTCGAACCGACCGCTCACTCGTTGTACACCCCAAGGGTGAAAGCGAATTGCTTGCTATCGACAAGTTCGTGCGTTACGATGCTTTGGGTTCTGGTGAAGCCATCAAGACCGGTAAGCTGGGTACTCTGTACGGCGTAGAAGTCTACATGAGCCAGAACCTGGTTTACCTGGACACCGCTACCGACGAGTACAACCACCTGTTCTTCCACAAGGAAGCATGGGCTATCGCTATGCAGATGGAGCCACGCACTCAGGCTTCTTACAAGCAGGAGTACTTGGGTTGGTTGGTAACTGTGGACGTTCTATACGGTCACACTAGCCTTCGCTCGAACTTCGGTTACGTCGTTAAGTCCTAAACAAAAACACACAGATCTGTGCAGGGAGCGTCCTACGGGGCGCTCTTTGTTTTATTTACAATGTGTAGTCAAAATTGTTACGTTTTTTGGTATAATACCGTCTAAGGACATGGAGCGTCGGAGACGTTCTATATGGCTATTGCCAAAGAGATTCTTGCGATCGATAACCCTCTGGGAGTCGATGAGGAAACAGTAAAAGAGTTCAACATTCCACCGGAGGCAGACCCATCACCGGTGCGTAAGCTTGCTTTTCTGCAGGGGCAGCTTGAAGAGTTAGAGGCACAGGCTTGGCGTGAGCGTGTCAACATCGTACACGCACGGCGTTTGCAGCAGAGCGATCTTGAAGCCCTACGCGACAAGGGTTTTAGAAACATGGCCGAGCACAAGAACACGGTAAAGCAGTTTACCGATGGCATGGTGATGATTCGGCGCATGATCACCCAACTGCGCGAAAAATACCCAGAACTACGTGTAGAGGAATAGAGTGGACAAGCTCGCCGTAGTTCTGCCCTCTCGGGGACTTATGTTCTCCGAAACTTTCGAGGAGCTTCTTCGAGAGCTAGAAGGCTTTAACTACGAGATATTCTGGGCGCACTCAAAAACTCTACCAGAGTGCTTCAACGAACCTACCGAACGGGCGCTAGCCGACCAAGATGTGTTTGCTGTGTTGTTTGTTGAGGATGACATGATCATCCCTAAGGGCATTCTAAAGAAAATGTTTGCGGCTAAGTACCCTGTAGTGGCCCTAGACTACCCATTCCAGCAAAACGGTGACTCCACGTGCTTACACGACCCCAAGGGATACGCTTTTTGGACGGGTACGGGCTTCTTACTAGCCTCTAAATCAGTCCTGATGCAGATGGAGCGCCCTATTTGGCGCACGGACACCACATTTGACCCGTTTGTAGACACGGATACGATACATTTCTGGCCTAGAAAGCTAAACAAGGTGTTCTACGGCTTACATGACCTGCGTTTCGGGCTACTTCTATACTCTGCCGGGGTGCCAATCTACCCGTTAACCGACACCGCAGGGCAAAGAAAGCTCAAATCATTGGGCAAGCCGGGCGTAAACAACGGCATACACGAGATTTACGAGCTTACAGAGGTCGGGCGCGACCTAGTCTCCGGCATGATCACTCCCGAAAACTCTCAGATGTTCCGTGGGGCATTAAACAGAGTAAAAAACGTCAAGATATGGGACAAAATACCCCCGTTTATCTCTTATGACGAGAATGAGCAGCCGTATCTGAATGACGGGCGGCAGTTTGAGGTGGTTAGATGAAAATCGCCGTAATACTCCCCTCTCGTGGCCTGATATTCTCACGGACTGCGGATGAAGTACTACAAAACCTAAAAGGTATACCCCATAAGTTCTTTTTCGCCCACAGAAAACCCTTGCCAGATTGTTTTGAAGAACCAGTAAATAAAGCCCTACAAGACTCCGAGATCACCCACCTATGGCTAGTCGAGGACGACATGATACTCCGCCCCACTATCTTGCAAGAAATGCTTGATATGGATGTTGCAGTTGTAACGGTCAACTACCCGACTACGGACAAGGGCAACGCCGCGATATTAAGCGTCAAGAAACAAGTTATCTACGGTGGTACTGGTTGTGTACTTGTGAAGCGCGAAGTATTTGATGAGCTTAAAAAGCCCTATTTCCGTACGGACATTATTTGGATACCCAAAAACAGGGGCGATTACATCAAGTTCACGGGCATGAAGAAGAGCGAACACGCCACGGACTACGGCTTACACGACGTCAATTTCTACATGAACCTCTACCGACTGGGAATACCCGTACACGCCCTAGATAAACCCATAGGGCAACGCAAATTGATAGCTCTTGGCAAAGCTGGCAGTAATAACGGCGCGCACCAGATTGAGGAGTGGCGAAAGGTAGAAAAAGACCGCTATTTCACTCTTAAAAAGAACCTACCAGTAGAACAATCTGGCAACCTTGTACCCGTGTTGATCGGTGGCCGGGAAATACTGACCTCCCAAAAACACGCCCGTAAGCTAATTCGTTTGAAAATGGCCGTGAAGCCTCCACGTAGAGCGGTCGTAATAGATGATTCGGAGCTTATATGAACTTACTGACAGTACTTATCACGTTCAATCGCCTAGAGTACACCAAACGCACTTTAAGGGCACTGTGGGACACCATCGAGGTTCCCCATATGTTGATTGTTGTCGATAACAACTCTACGGACGGAACTGTTGAATATCTAAAAGGCCATGCCGACAGAGATAAGATTGACCACGTCATCTTTAACCCAGAGAACTACTACCCCGGCAAAGCGTGCAACATTGGCTGGGAGGTTGGGCTAGAACTATATCCCGAAGCCACTCACCTGATGCGTTTAGACAATGACATGCACTTGGAGCGTGGATGGGATTTGTCGGCAGAAGATTACTTTAAGAAAATTCCCGAACTCGGACAGCTAGGCTTAGACCACGAGGCCATAGAACACCCTAAAGCTACTTTGAGGGTAATGGACATCAATGGTAAGAAGTTAAACCCCTGGCCTGGGTGTGTCGGCGGTCCGAATATCATACGTCGTAAAATCTGGGACTTAGGCGTGCGCTACATGGAGCTGATGTGGAACGATGGGCGGCGCTCTCCCTTGCAGGAAGACTCGCAATTTAGCCGCGCTATTCAATCCAAAGGTTACTTGACCGGCCACATGACGGAAGACTACGGCCGGACTTTCGCGAACGTTACAAATTGGAAAGATTACCCGGACTATTACAAGAAAACCATGACCGACAGAGGTTATGACGAAAAACTAAAGGAGGCGGGACTGTGAAAGCCCTAATTACTGGTATAGGTGGGAGCATTGGCGTACATATGCTTGACCACATAATGATAAACACTGATTGGGATGTGGTCGGTATAGACTCATACAGGCATAAGGGACACTTCGACAGGGTAGCTCAGACTATCGAGCACAATCCCGGTTGGAACGAACGGGTTACGCTGATCACTCACGACCTAACGGCTCCTTTTACAGAGAGGGAAGTCGAAAAGGTCGGCTATGTTGATTATGTAATCAACCTCGCATCTCTTGCAGACGTTTGGGACTCGGTGGATGACCCTGTACCATTCGTCCGCAACAATACAGAGATAGTACTGACGATGCTAGAGCTGGCTAGAGAGTTAAAGCCAAAAGCGTTCGTTCAGTTCTCTACTGATGAAGTATACGGCCCCGCAGATGTCGATCAAGGACACCCGGAATGGGCTACGTTGGTCCCGAGTAACCCCTACTCCGCTTCAAAAGCCTGCCAAGAGATGATCGCAATATCCTACTGGCGCACATATGGTGTACCTGTGATCATCACAAACACTATGAACAACTATGGTCAATTCCAAGGCTCCTCAAAGTACCCAGTGATCATCCAGCGCAAGCTGATGGCTGGCGAGGAAATAGAAGTACACGCTGCTGGAGATGGTCAGATCGGTACGCGATACTACATCCACTCCCGCAACGTAGCTGACGCTGTACTATTCATACTCAAGAACACAACGCCATACATGCACCAAGCTGGGATGGTAGATAAGCCGGATAAATATAACATTGTCGGTAGCGCACAGGTAGACAACCTCGAAATGGCTAAGGTTATCGCCCGTTTGATGGACAAGCCGCTCAAATACAAGCTCG